GGGGTTCTTGTCCAAAACACTTGGTACAAGGCTGGGTTTCACCGTACTCTCGTCGGCATAGGCATAAAACCGGCAAGTAGAGGTGCCGACTTCCGTGTTTCCCCGGTAACAGGTACAAAAAATCGTGCCGACGCCCGATGTTGCACCGGAAATCTGGCTGTAAAGATCCGCAGGAATCGTCCAGGAAACCGCCGACAGATTGGTTTTTTCAACAATTGTACCGCTCACAGATCCGAAGGTGTATGTCAGGGTGTGTGTCATATCCGGTTCTGCCTTTTCGATGGTTATGTTCACCGCACTGCCGATTGTGCCTGACGGACAATACACCTGCGACCCTCGGGGAATTGCCGTTAACGGCCATGTGCCGGACATTGTCATAGCCGGTGGTCCATACTGGTTGTCCGCCTTAATGTTGGGAATAGACACGCTATAGGGCATATTCAGTGTTCCGTCAGCGTTGTGCGCGACTGTAACTCTTCCCGAAGCAATGGTCTGGGTGGTGTAATTATTTCGCAGGTCAAAATAAAAACTGCGAATGGGAATCGTTTGGCCGCCGATGGAAATATCCCAACTATAATAGTAATCATAAAATCGGTTGTTATCTGTGTTGCTGATGGTAAACAGATAAGACACCTGGGATGTATTGGCTTGGGTGTCAACCGATTCCTCGGTCAGCTTCAGGGAAATCACATAGCTGTTAGACCAGGATTGCCAGGCATAGCTTCCCGTGGATAGTGTTTTTGTTTGTAGTGCCATCTTATTATCCTCCTATCCAAAAACAGCCCGTCCGGTCTGTTCCGTAATTCTCAAATCGGCTTCTTCCGCCCACAATCAGATAGGTGGACGCGTGCAGATCCACCGCATTGACGCCTTCGCTGTTGGCAGTCAGAACCGCGTTGTTGTTCTTATAAACCGTCATACCGTTTTCGGTAATTTGGGTCTTGATTTCCTTGCCGCTTTTTCGCACGGTCAAGCCTGTTTCGTCAAAGGTGTAGCCGGCCGAGGTGACCACTCTGCCGGCACCGTCCTCCACAATACTCCGCACACGCAGAGAAAGGCCCTCAGCAGTCTGTTCCGCCATAGATACCCGGTTTATCACCTGCTCCAATCCTGTCTCCTGCGTGGACACTTTCGTTTTAATGCTGTCCACCGACAGCTCCAGTTTGGACAGCTTTTCGTCACGATCCCAATTCTCCACGCGGAAGCCATTCATATCGGTCTGCAGTTCCATAACCTTTCCCTGCAAATCGGAAAAAGCCAGATTGTTGGTAACCTCCACACTATCCCGCAGAGCGTTACCTGTCGATTCCAGCGTCTGCCTTTGTCCACGCAGGATTTTCGTCATCACATACACAGAAACCGCCCGACCATTTCCGTCTGTTACTTGTACAACATCGCCCGGCTGAACAGCTAATCCGGCTGGCATCACCACCTTGCAAGGCGTGTAAGTAGCTGCTTGCAATATTTCATAAAGTGTTTCCGCAACCGGCATAAGCGCATCGTGGGAATCGGAAATAAGCAGGTAATTGCCGGTAACCACATAGGCATTACTGCCGTTGCCATAAACCACCCCTACATCTGTCTGGGTCCGTTGAATCTGCACCTTATCAACAGGTAACACCTGATAGTCCTTGCACTCCAATGAATCCCGATAGTAATAATGCTCACCACCGGGAGTGATGGTGATATCTTTTGGCGTGTACCAAGCCAATTCCATCTGCCCGTCAGGAGTTGCCCGGCAAAAACGGCCACAGGCCTGGCCTACCCATTGTATAAGCTTCCTGCCGGTAATCTTGCCTGCGGAAAACTTTTGAACGGGCCAGTTTTCATTGGGCAGCGTATCGTTCGCCAGCGTCAGATTACAAGCACCGCACACCATTTGGGCGAAGTTTTTTAATGTATAGGGCCAGCCGTTCAGACTCTCCACCCATTGACTCAAATCCCGGTCCAACCAGCTGACGCGGTCATAGGCGGTGATTTGGTAGCGATTTTTGCTGGGACGTGTTGCTTTTTCCACAGTGAACAGCCCCACCAGAATGCGAGTATTGTCTTCATCCACTTTGTAAAAGCTCATTTCCGTCCCGGGTGTTACAGTTAAGCCACCGTTTGGTGTCAAAAGCGTTACCTCCAACATGCTTGTACAAGTCGAGCCCAGTGTCAGCTCCGTGCCCACATTCACCCGCTGGGTAAGTGTTGCGCTTTGAATGGCATTTACCGTTCCCAAACCGGAAAACAATTCTCTTCCGTCCGGAAGAACAATTAAACTTTTCAGCATAACCTCACCCCTAACATTCTGCAAGCTCGAACCGATAGTCCCGAAACTGACCTGCGACCGCGTTTTCCCACATTATCTGATGCTTGCTTCGATAGCATTTTGTGGTGATGCTCACACCGTTTTTGGGGTCCGGACGGGTAAAAAGGAATTCGCTCTTGCCTGCAAACAGGCTCTCCATATAGGAATATTCTTCCTCCGTCAAACGGTCATAGGAAAAGGCCCACTTGCCAACGCCTTGCCGTGCCAAAAAACGGTGAAGCACCGCACTTTCATCGCGACCGGAATCGGAGGATTCCACATCCTGCAAGGTAAGTGCCAACTCCCCATCGGGAATCAGCACAGGCTGGCCGTCAATCAAAAACAAATCGGTTGTACCTCTCATAACGCACCTCCTGTTACCACAGCCATCTTCTGCCGGTAGCGTTCTGCCGCCTGGCCGATGATCTCATCGGTTAAGCTCTCCTCCAAAGCCGCTTGCACTGCCATCACCACTATTTGTTCAATCGTGGAGAGAGACATCTCCACATTGGTTGTATTTTCCATAAAAGTCCTCTCCTGTTCTAAGGGAGGGCTTATGCCCTCCCCTGTTTTTCTTGCCGGTTATGTTTTTACAAACTCTGCAATCAAGGTAACCGAGTATCTGGCAATTCCAGTGGGTAAAACCGAGGATAAGCCACCCTTTTGGGCATACATCCGGGTATTGCTTCCAAATTGGGGAATTGTACCTGCGGCAGTTTGCGCCAAAACCCAGTTTTGGAAGTCCATAAGCCATTGGGCACTCTCAGTTCCATCTTTCCGGCCGGTGGTATGCCGAAGAATTACAAAGCGGTATCTGCAATAAATCTGCACATTCCCCAGCAAATCCGTCCGGCGACCCGTTTCTTCCGGGCCTTCCGGAAAAATACCCACATTCCCCGGTACATCCCGGGAAAAATCCACGAAAATCTCGTCTTTCCATTGTGGGTATGTCTGCAGCCACTGCTGCAATTTTTCCAAATCCGTCATGGAATCCACCTACTTTCTTCCGGCCTCTGTGTGACAAAATTGTCCTTGCCAGTAATATGCCGAGGCATATTCTGCTTCGCCCAGGCCGGGAATCAGGGCAGGAATAAACATATCCCAGTTTTCCTCGGTTACAACCGGGCCGACGCCCTCCCATACCCGATCGCCCGGAAACACCAGTTGTTTTTCACCCGGCTGCACCAGCAGAAATTTGCGGGGTTTTTGCTCGCCGGATCTGGTGAATTTCATCTCCTCCTGCCATTGTAAAAGACAACCGGGAATCTCCAATCGCTGGATGCCGGCATCTGTCTTTCTGTAAACAGTCACCGTCTGGCAGAACAGATTGTAAAAGATATGTCCAATCATCAATCTACCCCCCGATAAATATCCAGATAGATGGTTGCCTTTTCAAACAACTCCCGTTGCATAGACACCTTGTTTGTGTCGTACCGCACCTCCACACTTCCAACGCTGGCCGAGGAAATGCCGCTGTTACGGTTGTCCCACAAGGTTTCCGCCATAGCGCAAACAGCCAATTTTTCCGCCTCTTCACCGGACGATTCCACCCGGTAAACCCGTTTAAATTTATCCAGGTATCGCTGCGCCTGAGCCGCCACGCCGGAAAAGGCCTTTTCCGGAATGGCGCTGCCCAGGTAATCATTACAATAGAATCCGAAATCTACCACAGGCAGCGCCTCCTGAATTAGCCGGCGGTAGCGATAGCGATGTCCTTCAGAACAGCCGCCTTCAGGGTGTTCTTCAGCACAACGCCTGCAACCAGCTCCACTTCACCGGTCTTGACAGCACCGGGGGTGTTCAGGTCGGGCAGGTAGGACTGGATCACGCCGTCACCCATGGGAGAAATGCCGTGGAAGCCGTCCAGGCCCAGGGAGACCGCATAAATGGCAGTCTTGCCGTTACCGTCGGTCTCGATCACATCCTCCACGGTGGTGCCGTTGTAGTACTGGCCCATATCCACCATCGGCACACCTGCGTAGGTCTCCACAGTGCGGCCGAAATCGTCCTGGGTGCGCTCATAGTAACCGGCGCGACGGGCAATGGAGCGCAGCTTGACCAGCATTGCTCTGTTCATCAGCAGCATAGAGGGCGTGCCGTCCAGAGTGCTGATAAAGCTGTCCATCTCGTCCAGGAACGCATTGTAATTTTCGTCCAGCTCGGTGGAGGTCTTCAGGCTGACCTGGCTGGTGATTTCGTTGGCAGTGCCGGTCAGCAGCTTCTTCAGGCCGTCGAAAGTGCCGGTCACATAGCCTTCACCGGCAGCATCGCCGGTACCGTTGATCACCAGGTTGTGGAAATAGTTGGCAGTTGCCTTGATCTTCTGTTCTGCCTGGAATGCCATTTCGTTGGCAGCGCCGGCAGTGTTCTGAATCACGCGGTCCATCTGGAAGGAGCCGCCCATAATGATGGCATTGGCAGTTTTCTTCTCCTTCTTTGCCTCACCGGGGGTGTACTCACCGCCGACGGTACGAACGGATGCGGTGGAAGGAGACTTCAGCTGAATGTAGCCGTAAGTCAGGGTGCTGCCACCGGTACCGGGAGAGATCACGTTGTCAAACACCATATTGTCCAGCAGCAAGGAGCTGCGACGGAACATATCTACGATCTGCTGATCGACCTTGTCGGCCATGCCGACCTTTGCTTCTGCGAGTGTAATAGCCATAATTTTTTACTTCCTTTCAAATTTTTCAAGTAATGCGCCTGCCAGTGTGGCAGGACTTTTGTTTTCGTTGGGCGCTGCTGCGCCGGTACCCCTTGCGTAAGGGGGTGGGGTCTCCGATTGGAACAAGTAACCAAAGTCCTGTTTCAGACTTTTCAGCGCCTCCTCCAGATCGGCCTGCTGATTTTCGCTGGATTTTAAGGCTTCCACATCCAAAAGTGCAGTGATTGCTTTGGCGTTGCGGCCTTTTTGCGCGAGGATGGCTTTTTCCAGATTGTGGCTAAAAATCAAGTCAGACATTTCCCGTCGATGGGTCTCCACTTCCTTGTTGTACCGTTCCTCGTAGGCCTTTGCGGCCTCCAAAGCCTCAGCCGCAGCTTCCGCCTGCAACAATTGCTCTTTGATGGTGTCGTAGTCGGCATAGTGATTTTTGATGGTTTCAATATCCCGGCCGTTTTCCGCCATAATGGCATCGATGATCTCCTTTGGCAGAGGTGCGCCCTCCACCTGTAATCCTTGCAAAAATTCTCTTTTCATATAAACTCCTTTCGTATTACGCTTTTTACGGGGTCGCATCCCAAACGGTTTGGCCTTTTTACGCCGGCCAGGGCGCCTATGAAAAAAGCACCGCGCTTTTTGCGCCGTGCTTGATTCCCATTGTTTAATTGGCAGGCATCATTTTTTCCCGAATGGTCTGCTCGTCTGCATTTTGCAATCCGAATCGCCAAGCCAGTGCCACTTCAGGCTTCAAGATACCCATATCTACCATCTGCATATAGTCAGCCCAGGTTTTTTCCTGGTCGTACAGCGTGCCGTTACCCCAATCAAAACTGATTATGCCGGTATCAAACGATTTGAAGCCGTACAGCTCCGCAAAAATCCCGCAAAGCGCCATCACCTGTTCTGCGGCCTTTTGCCACATAAGCTGATAATCAATCACCGTCAGAGAAAATTCTGTAGAACTGGCCGCGATCTCTGTTGCAGTCCTCAGTTCCATATTGGCATCGGACAGCATACCTCGCTTTAAGCCCAATATGCTCTCCACATTCCGCAGGTATTCGTGCTTGCGAGCCAAATAGGATTCTTCTCTGAGCTGAGGTGAAAACACCATCAGGCCCACTCGTTCCGGATCTTCATCCAAGCCCACAAACAGGTGATCCTGCAGCCCCATATCCTTATCCAGCAGGTCTTTCGACGCAATAATGCGGCTCTCGCCACGGCTAAACTCTCCGTTCATCTGGGCCTCATTTTGATTGATATTCCGAATCAACCCCTCTACCGCAGCATACGCCGACACGCCATCAGCAGAGCCGTCAACGCAGTTAAACATTGGCGATTTTACCTCCGCAAGGCCTACCGACCTTACCGGCTTTTCAAAGCAGTAAAACTCCGCCAACCGACTGTAGGCCGGTACATTTTCCAGAGGCACCTCTGTGCCCAACTGCCTATCCTCACTACTGCGGAACAAGCGATACTGAATCGTTAAATATCCTTCTGCATCTACCGTCCTGCGCTCCAAAAGCGTGTAATAGTGATTGCCGTACACACTCTTTTCCACGAGACCTATGTCCGTAGGCACACCTGCTCCGTTTCTGCTGAAAATCAGCACCTGATTTCTTGGCACCAGGGCAAATTCAAAGCCCTTGTCCGTAGGACAGGGCTTGATGTAGCAAGCGCCGCCAACCAGCGCCAGCTGTACCGCCAAGTGCTTTTTCTCATCCAGCGCCTTTAGAACTTCCGTTCCGAACGGTGTGCTTGCCGTTGCCTGATACTCTCCGAATACCGACTTTACCAGTTTGTTTACCACTGTATAGGGAATCCGCTGACAGGCATCCGTATTGCCGTCTGCCGCGTCATCATAATACAGCGAAAACCAACGCTCTATGGCCTTTCGCATAGGCGCACTTGTTTTGTCCCATGCGCCGAATGCCTGCTCATAACTATAAATACTCATGCTTTTCCTCCGTGGTTTACGACGCTGATCCGGTTATTCACCCGTAAACCTGCTTGTACTCCCTGAATATAGGCTTCCAATTCCCTGACCTTCTGCTGTAACCCGGAATTCTCCCGTTCCAACTGCCGTTTGTCCCGCAGTAAGGTTTCCTTCGCCCACATAGGCAGGAAGTTATTTTGTAACCATTTTTTCATTTGCATCTCCTTCAATTGTTCTTCGTAATTCCCTGTTTCTGCTTAAAATTGTGGAACAGAAATAGCGAATATCGTCCATTGTGTGGTCGTTCTCCTTGCACACCCGGTCAGTCGCACCTTCTTCCTCCCAGCGGTACAGAGAAAATTCCCGTATGGTGTCCTTACATTCCGGAGAGAATTGCAGGACGCCCTTTTGCAGCAAACCTGCTACAAGACGAATACCGTAAAGTACATCGTTTTTTGCTTTCCTGACAGAAAATACCCGATGCGCGCGAATGGTAGCGATGAAAGATGCCGCCGATGGATCAACCACAACTGTTTCCACAGGCAACCCCCCTGCCAAAGCAATCAGTGCATCGTGATACTCCTCATCGGTGTACATTCTCCCCGAATCCCGGCCGCTGTGGTAAAACTCCCGAATCCGCACAGCCCGTCCGGACTCCACACACCAAAGACCGGCGGAAAAAGGGTTTCGCGTACCGTAGTCCACAGAAATGTAGTACCGCCCTTCGGCAGGAATATGGTCCGTAATGTGCTTTTTCGGCTGAAAGTCATACACAAGCCCTTCCGCCATGCACCACTGCCCCAACACATATCGCCGATAGAAAACCCCCGTATACATGGCCTCATATCTGGCTTTGATTGCAGGTGACAGTCCCGGATTGTCCTGCATCGTAAAATGCAGATGCAGCAGCCGTTTTTCCTTTGCCTTCAGAATCCATTCCTTGTAGAGCCAATGCTCCGGCCCTTCCGGGTTGCAGTTAAACCACAGCTTTGACCCTTCCACCGAACATCTGGCACAGGCTTGCTCCACAAAGGATTTTGGCATCAGCGCTGCCTCGTCCAACAAAACACCTGCCAGGGTCACACCTTGCACCAATTTGTAGGCACTCTCATCCTGACCGCCAAACAGATAATAGGTGTTGCTTCGTCCATTGGGTCCTGTTACTACCAGTTTGTTTTCGCTGCGTACTTCCCGAATGGCGAACACATCCGGCAGCCACATCTGCAGATTGTCCACAACGTTCCGTCGCAGTGAACCAATGGTTCGTCCGCAAAGGCCAAAGCACCGACCGTTAAACCCGGTCATACTCCATAGGAAGAATCCCGTAGCCATACTCAATGTTTTGCCCGAGCGAATGGCACCGTCGCAAAGGATCCCCTCCAGGTCACACAGTTTCGGCCGATTCCACCATGTCATCGCCAGTATCTGCCGCTTACTGAAGCTCCGATACATCAT